ATGGATCCTTCTTTTTGGAATAATCCTGATGTTTATGACCAGATGGCAGCAATGGGTCTTACCTAATAAGGAGTAATTATGGCTACAGCAGCAACAGATTTTTCTGGACTATTTGGTGGGACTCTAACGCCAGAAGAACAACAACGACAACTAACTGAAGCAAGGGCTGCTCAGTTTGCTTCTATGGCTCCTTCACAGCAGTTGGCTTTTATGGGCTACAAAGCCGGTGCTGGTCTTGGTCAAGGACTCGCGCAGGCCGCAGGCGTGGACATACAAGACCCTACAATCAAACGAGCCATGCAACTACGACAACTCGCTCAGGGAATAGATCCGAATAGCGTCGAAGGACTTACAGAGTATGCTAACCGATTGGCTAGAGCAGGCTTTAATGCGGAAGCTTACCAGATTTCAGATAAGATTCGCGCTGCCAGGAAAACTGAATCAGAAATCACTAAAAATTTAAGAGAAAAAGAAGCAGCTCTGCCCTTTCAACAGTTTTTACGAGCCGCAGTCGGAAAAGTCACACCTAGTTCATTAGCTAAATATGAAAAATCCGGTAATCCGCAAGATTTAGAATGGATAGACAAACCTGTTAAAGGAGAAATTAAAGAAGTTGGTGTAGCGTTAGGAACTAATGAACCAGTATATACTTATAAAGAAACTCCTGATGCAGTTCCAAAACAGATTATTTTTAAATCAGACGCTAGTGGTAATCAGACAATGGTTCCTTATAGCGGAGGGGTAGACATAACTAAAACTAAAGTTTCAGCCACTGCCGGTATGGGAAAATTTTCAGATGTCCCGAATCTTAGAAAAAATATACTTAGTACAATAGATATACCTAAAAAAGCATTTGATTCAGCAGAAACAGCGGAAGTTTTAGCCACGGATGCATTAAGAACTGGAAATTTTGCTTCTGCTGAAGGACTAGCTTCACAATTAGCAAAAGCATCAGGAGATACGCAGCTTAGTAATAAAGATGTTGAAAAATATAGAGGCGATCCGTCTTTTGTTGGAAGGGTATCAGATGTCGTTACTCGCCTTTTTAAAGGAACTCCTACTAAAGACACTTTAGAAAAACTTCAGCAATACGCTAGAGTTTTAAAAGAAAAGCACTCAGAAACCATTAATCGTGAATTAGAAGTTCAAAAAGATTTAGCTAGAAGAACTAAAATGTTTACTGATGAAGATATAGACGCTGCTTTTTCAGGTATTACAACATCCACAAGAGAAGGAAAAATCTTAAAAACTAAAAGTGGTGTATCTTATCAAGTTATAAAAGATTAAAGGATTAGTATGCCTACCTATATTATTAGTGGAAAAAAAGTAAAAACGGATAGAGAACTATCAGAACAAGAAATAGATGAAATTTCTACTGAAATTGGAGGAACGCAACTAACCGGCCCGGAAGCAATTCCAAAAGAAGGTTATCCAGAAGCGCCTCCAGCCCAGCCTCAGCCGACCGCCGCAGAACGAATGCTCCAAAATGCTATTGCTGGAGCGGCTGCTGTACCTCCTTTGGCTGCCGGAGCTAGAGCATTACAAGCGTTAGTTGGAGGCACTAAAGCAGCCCCTTATGCGGCCCGTTTTGCAGAGGCTGTTATTCCTAAATCAGGGCAGCAACTAATAGCAGAAGCCGGTATTGGGGCTGGCGCTGGAATAGTGGGAGGAGAAACAGGTCAACAAGTAGCTCAAAAATTTGGTGAACCTTACAGACCTTTAGGGGAATTTGTAGGAGGAGCCGCAGGAGGTTATGGAACTAATGTTCCAGTACGAACTGTTCCTCAACTTTTTGGTAGTCTGCGTTCTACTTCCTCAGAACAAGCAACAAAAATTGCCGATCTTGTAGGAGGAATACGCGCTCAAACAAAACTTCAACAGGCAATGGAATCTAATCCGATGTTGTCTGCTGATTTAGCTAGGGCACAAGAGATTGAACAACTAACAGGAGTAAAATTACCAGCCCTTGCAGCAGCCAAGGGAGACACAACTCTTTCAGGTTTGCTTGCTTCTCAAACATCAAGAGGAGAAAATGCAGCTTTTACAGCTTCTATAGCAAATCAAGAAAGACTTGCTAATGAAGCTTTACAAGAAGCACAGAAAAAATTAGCAGCTAATCCTGGAAGTGTAGAATTTTTTGCGGAACAACAAGCCGCAAAAGCTGCTGCGGAAAGCGCAAAAAAACTAGCAGAGTTTACAAAAAAACAAGTGGAACGCAATAGAAAAATAGAAAATATTGATACTCGTATTCAAACACTAACTACAGAAGCTATAGGAACTGATTCAGGAAAAGCAGCCATTGGAGAAAGAATAACAAACCTCCTTACTGCAAAAGAAGCCGTTATAAAAAAAGAATTTCAACCACAATATGAACAAGTTCTTTCAGATGCTAAAAAAGAGGGCATTGAATTAGGGTCTGATCAAGTGGCGGCTATGTGGAATTATGTTAAATCTTCCAGAGCAGAAGATGTTTTTGCTAAATTTCCACAACTATACCAGAATATTCAAAGAGTTTTTGCACCAACTAAAGCGCCGGTTAGCGGTAAATTCGCAGAAAAATATCCTAATTTAGTTAAAAGTCAAGAAGGAACATTTAAACCTGCTAATATAGATGATATAGACTCTTTAAAACGAGCAATAAATAAAGCACTAGGGGATACTGCTGATAAAGATCAGCAAAGACTTTTAATGGATCTAAAACGGAATTTTGAAGGCGTTATAGATTCTTTACCAGCGGATTTTGTTTCACAGTATCGGCAACTAGATAAGCAGTATGCTCAACGACTGGGTATTCCTTTTAGTGAGAAAGGTGTGGTATCTATTGATCGTGCTGCTTTTGTAGAAAATACAGTTCCAATGCTAACCACAAAACCTTCCGCTATCCGTCAAATTTTGGCGGCTACGGATAATAGTCCCGAGACAATAAAAATAATTGAAGATGCGTTTTTAATGAAACTTTCTAACACTAAAAGTATTGTAAATCCAAATACAGGAGAATTAAATCCTGCACAGCTTTCTGCTTTTTTACAACAAAATAAAGAAGCTATTGGGGAAGTTCCGGGTTTAAGGGAAAGACTTTCGGAAACAGCCGGTAAAATTTCAGAATTAAAAAACATACGAACTAATCTAATAGAACAGCAAAAAAACGCTAGAATTGAAAAAATTGAAAATGTTTGGTCTGATGCTTTTGGAACAAGAGGAGGTTTTAAAGGATATGTTAATTCCGCTTTAAATAATCCACAACAACTTAATACTTTAATGCAATTAGCGGGTAACGATAAAATTTTGCAACAAGGTTTAAAATCAACTGTTTTAGATATAGGTATAAACAGTTCTAATCGTTTAGAGTTTTTTGAACAAAATTCAAAAACTATAAATGCGTTGTTTGGAAAAGATTATTCTCAAAATGTAAAAGCTTTGTTTGATGCCGCTGACCGTCTTTCATCTTTTCCGATGACTGCAAAAATTAATCAAGCTATTTCGCAACAAACTCAGTTTGAAAAAGCGTTTGGTACTGATCCAGCTAAAGCTGCTTCATTAATTAGACAACAAGTTCAATCTACTTTTTACAAAGCTGCTACATTGTTTAGTCGGTTTTTCCAAAATCGTTCAACTAAATCTGAAAACGCAGAAATACAACAGTTTTTATCAGATCCGAAAGCAATGAAAGACGCTGCTGAAATGCTAAATGAACTAAATAAAAACACTGCTACAGGACTAGCAAAAGCTCAGGAAATATTGAGCAGACTAGGAAAAAACGCAGGTTCGTCTGCTATTTTTGGAGGATTAGCTTCAGTAGGAACAGGAGAACTTGGACTATCTCAGCGTGAACCAGTAAGCCAATTTAACTATTAATAACCATGCTAACCCTACTATCAACCCTAGTGTCTTTCCTCATGGGAGGACTACCAAAGATCCTGGAATTCTTCCAAGACAGGTCTGACAAGGCTCATGAGCTACAACTAGCACAGCTACAAATTCAACGCGAAATGGAGCTTAGAAAGCTAGGCTATGAGGCTCAGGAGCGCGTGGAAGCTGTGCATACAGAGCAGATAGAGCTACAGACCAAATCTGCGGAGAAAACAGCCATAATCTCCGCACAACAAGCAGAGATGCAGGCTATCTATGCTCACGACACTAGCCTAAACGAGGGTACTTCTCAGTGGATGCGTAATCTCAGGGCTTCTGTGCGCCCAGTAATCACTTATGGCTTCTTTTTCCTGCTATGCGCCATTGACGCTGCTTTGATCTATAAAGGTATGTCTTCTGGTGTTCCTTTTGCTGACCTAGCAGAGCATTTGTGGGACAATGAAACACAGGTACTCTTTGCTTCTATTATAGCTTTCCACTTCGGTGGTAGAGCGTTTGGCAAATGAAAGTAGATTCCAGTAATCTTATTCATGCTCATAGAGTAAGCGAACAGGCTTATTTGTGTTACGCAGAAAACCTTAAAAGAATGCAAGCACTGGTGGATGAAAAAGCTAAAAAGATTAAAGAATTAGATGCTAAATGTGAGGCTAGGGAACGAGAAGCTAACTTTACAACTGGACGAATAGATGTTACAGTATGAAAGTAAGCGATAAAGCTATCAAAATGATAACGCACCATGAAGGGCTTAGACTGAAGCCTTACAGGTGTCCAGCTAAGTTATGGACTATAGGAGTAGGACATGTTCTGTATCCCGATCAAGGTAAGATACCTATTAATGAAAGAGATAGTTATCAGCTTCGTCCAGAAGACAATAGAACATTCTCACAAGACGAGGTTAATAGCATTCTAAAAGCAGATCTAAAAAGATTTGAACAAGGTGTAGACAAGTTTATAACAGTAGAACTTACACAGGGAATGTTTGATGCTCTGGTGTCTTTCAGCTTTAATGTCGGTCTAGGTACTCTACAGCGATCAACTCTAAGAATGAAACTCAATAGAGGCGATAAAGAAGGCGCAGCAGAGGAACTACTAAAGTATTGTATGGCTGGCGGTAAAGTCCTGAAAGGACTACAGAATAGACGAATAGATGAAAAGAATTTATTTTTAAGCTAATAAAAAAGCCCTCATTAGAGGGCTTAATTGTTTATAGAATAAAGTATATTGTGATTATACCTAAGTATATGTAGATTATTGGTCTGGTTTCAGAATTAAAGTCTGGTTCTTTGTCTTCCTCAACCATGTGAATTGAATCGGCTGTTAAGCCAAACACTAGTCCGTTGTTCCATTGGTAGTTTACGGTGATGTCCATTAGAATGCTACCTCACACGCACCAGCGGTACAAGACAGCATCTGCGCTCCTTCGACATTATCGGTTCCCTCGATAAAGCTATCCCAGTTGATAGCGCTAGGCATCTTAGCCACAAAAGCCTCATACTCGGAAGAATTAATTTCTTCGTATGGGGCTTGTTTGTATGTGCCACCATCGTAAGGCAAGTAAGATACACCCGTGATTTCATCAAAGTTTTCCCATGTCCAAGCGCCTACTTTAGGCCATTCATTTTCGTTAACCGAAATAGTCACAGATGGCTTATGTTCACACCAGTGACGCTGATAGGCCAACCAAAGCTCCAGATGCTCGATAGCGGGTAGTTCCTCGCGCAGTTTAGCCCCGTCACCAACCTTTTGAGGAAAGCTAAACACGGTGGTACTGTCGGGCTTCATAACGCAAGGTTCTGATGGGAATCCCTGAGACTTTAGAAAGTTTGTCAGAGGATCTTTGTTGTCAGAACGAACCCTGCGAATATAATACTTACTATGTTGGGGATGGATACCACTAGCAGTTCCGGTAAGCTGAGATACAGTTCCTTCCGGTTTGATACAAGTAATAGCAGCGCTGTGAGGGATACTAAGAGCGTCAGCAAACTCAGAATTAGTAGCGATAGCGACATTTTTCAGTTCCTCCAATCGTTTGGGTAGCTCAGGATCGTAAACATTGTTCAAAAGCGGATTATCCAGGATTCCTGTCATAGATACGCCCAGCAAGCGTTCTTCCTCAGTATTGTGCTGCCATACCTTCCGCAGATACGGGAAGTGCGTTAGCGTGGATTGAAAAGTGCCAAGAATCGCTGCAATCCTGACTTTATTCCGTAGGATGTCCATAGTATCGCTGCTACGAACAACAACAGAAGATAGGTTACAAAACTGATAAGGACGAAGAATAATTTCACTACAAGGATTAGTACCCCATTCTTTATCCAAGGCCCTACGCCCGTTTTTGCCTGCTTGAAGTTCTGACGCATAACGATTAAAGATACCCCTTTCACCAGAGTGTGATTCATAAATATTTGACCATTCACGCATGAATTGCCCTACATCAGGTTTAATCTCGTAGACGGCACTGTTATTAGCCAAGGCTCGTTGACCGTTACCGTCCCACCAGTTTCCTGCTTTAGCATGTGCCATACGATCATCGCTTAGGTCAGACAAACTAATCATAGCGCTACGGCGTACACCGCCAACGACAACAACCTCGCCTACTTTACACATAATGTCGTGCGCTTCTAGCGTGTTCAGTTTACGGCCTGCTGCGCCCTTGAATTTGGCTATGACATATTTAAACAGATCCGCTAGAGGCTCTGGCCCGGATGCCCTACCGCCAAAGGTCTTCAGCCGTGCCCCAGCAGGGCGCACAGCAGATACATCCCATTTAGGGACTTCACCGGCATACAGCAGAGCAATAATTTGTCTAAGCGCCTTAGCCCAACCTTCTTTAGAATCCCGTACCACTACGACAGTATTGGATTCAAATAGGTGGTCTGGAACCTCTGGAAGCTTAGACACATACTTCTGTTCAACGCTAAAGCCTACGCCAGTGCCGCACAGAAGAATGTACATAGCCTCGTCAAAGGCTTTAGGATCGTCTATGGGCAGATAGGAGCAGTTATAGCCTGCAATGTTCTGCCGATCAAGCGCATCGCCTGCGGTCATGATAGAGCGCATGGATGGCATGGTTTCTAGGTTAGTTACCGCTTCCTGTAGCTCGTTTCGGAGTTCCGGTGAAAGCGTATAGTTATGCTTGGCTTTTAGGTGTTTTTCCATAAATCCGAAATAACGGTCTACGGTTTCGGGCCAATGTTCACGCCTGTTTTTGTCATCAAGAAACCTGGAATATCTCGATTTTGCGATATAAGTCTGGTACGGGGTCATTTTTGTCCTTCAAGTTCGATAAGTTTTTCTAGATAATGGATAGCCTTTTTCAGGTCTTCCACGCCTCCTTTGTCCCTCCAACGGGACACATATTTTACACAGTTGCCAGTAAAATAGCAAAGGTTATTTTCGTATATGTAATCCCAAGGTTGTACTTTATGTTTGCTGTAGTGGCTACCGCCGACTTGTTTCATGTCTTCCTGTTCCATGATTCGATTAATGTATTCAGTTGTTGATAGCATGAGAGTTTGGGTTAATAATATGATGAATATTTAACTTCTTTTCATAAGCTACTCTAGCTTCATAGGCTTCTTCTTTTGTGTCATAAAGGCCTAAATGTATATCTTTAGAGTGTACGCCTATACTTGCTAGCCATTTACCCTTGTTTGAATCAAAACACACACCTCTGAAGCCTGACTTATTAGTTACTGGGATTTTAGAGTTAAAACTGTTTAACTGGTGAGTGGCTTCTCTTAGATTTTCAATTCTATTATTTAAAGGGTTCCTATCTATATGATCAATAATTTTTGGTAATTTTCTGTGAAACATTGCAAAAATTACTCGGTGAACCAGATAAGTTTTATATGTTCTTTTGCTGACGGTATAACCAAAACATAAATAACCTTGCTTATTAGGAGTAAGTTTAACTTCTTTTCCTATTTTATGTTTAAAGTAACACTTCTTATAATACAGTTTACCGTCTTCATAACGATACCTATCAATCCATTCTTGAATTAATTTATCAGTTTCACTGGTGTCCATATTTACGCTCCAAGTATTCTATTGACAAAAACATTTCGTCGAAATGACCGTCTTTAACTTCGTTCATTACCAGTAATCCACGCCAATGACGATTACTAAGCTGATCCATGTAAGACTCGTCATGTAGATAGTAGCTACCAACAACGATTGAAGTGATTGCTTTTCCATCCGCTCGTTTTCCGTAAGCCACCTGTTTGCCTTGTTGATGCCCAGCAATACAAGACATGTGAAGTTTACTGATAATAGCAGCAGGACTAGCCGCAGGGCGTCCCAGTGCGCCCACAGGCCAGTAATGGTTAAAGCCCACACCGTTAATAAAGACAGGATGTAGAAATTCATGTACTTCCCAATCAGCTTCATAGCCTAGATCCTTTGTAGAAATTAGTCCTTCAAGAGTAGGATTATTGTTTACCGCCCTGTCTATACGATTCTCATGATTACCCAAAGTGAGTATCATACGAGGCTTATATACCTTCTCTTTGTTTTTCTTTTGACGATTTTGTAGGTCTTTAAGCGGCTTTAGTAACATTTTCATAGCCACCTTAGATACCTCAATATCGTTCTTGTACCGCAAACCTTCAAAGTATTTAGAGCCTTTGGTGTCGTGACTACTAAGACTAGGCATATCAGCAAAGTCTCCGATGTTCACAACAACATCTGGTCTATACTCACAAATAGCCTCTCCAGCCCAAGTAAGATGCTCCAGAGGAACATTTTCCTTAACTTGACAATCAGGAATTACCAATATTCTCATTATCGTCCTCAGTAGTTGTAAAGAAAGGTGAGCTAGGTTGATGAACACCGCCGTTATTCAAAGCAGGATTAGCAGCGAGTAGCTCATCAAATACCTTTTTGTCTAATTCTCTGCCGACTGCGGGAGAATAATTATAATCAAAACAGGGATTACTAACGACATAATACACTTTAGATTTAATATCGTAGCCGTAAGAAGCTTCTAAAGCCTTAATAATATCTTCCAATATTTCTATCCACATGGGGCCATCATAGTTATATCTTAGAGAATTTTCTTTATTTGGATATGGCGTATTATCTCCGTCCACTGAAATAGAAAAATATACACTTGTATCTTTATCTTCTGAGTTCATAATAGGCTCCTTGTTTATAACATGAAAATAATCTTCAAGATTCATTTCTAAAATTCCTAACGAAATAGTCTGCATCCACCACAACTAAGGGTTTACACTGATTCTGTTTAATAAACACTACAGGCTCATGCGTCCCGTGTGAGCAGGCTTGATTGTAAAAGTCATACACGGCAATACGGGCATAGCTTTTGCATTCAAGCTGCCAAGGATACACTTTCCTCGCAGCAGGAGACAGCATAACATCCTCGCCACCAGCGCCCATCGAGGTAGACTTAACATCATCAGATTCTAGCTCTGGCGCATATTCCAGGAGTTTAGCAGCAGCCCACTTCTGTAGGTTTCTACCTTTGGCTTTAGCGGATGATGTTTTCATGCTTTAGTCTTTTCATACTGGTGCAGCAAAGCCCCAAAGGAATCCGTAAATTCCTCGTTATGGTCTGTTTTGCCTAGCGTGAACAGAATAGCATGAACCAGTTCGTGCATAAATGTCTGCTGCGTGGTTTGTTCGTTCATACCCGCACGGATAAGTATCTCCTGCGTGGCTGGACTGCAACTACCGTAGTCTGCCAATCCTTCGACTAGTCGGACTGTCCAATCAAATCCGGCGAGGCTAAAGGAGGTAACCAAGTCTGGTTTGGAATTCGCCTTAACCATAGTAGTACCGCATTTTCTTTAACTCGTTCCTCATCACCGTCATAAGCTTTAATACAAGCATCGTAATACTCCTTCTCTGTTTTACAGTCTTTTAAAATCTTCTCAGCCTTAACAGGCCCGATACCTTTGATGCCAATAATATTATCGACACGATCACCAGTAAGAATCTGTTTGTAAAAACTTCGTAGCCCTTCTTCCTCGGTAACAAAATATTTTTCTTTGCGTACAAAGTTATAATGCCATCCAGGAATTTGATCAAAGTCTTTATCAATAGAAACTATCCAGTAATCTCCTTGGGTGGCTTCAATGGCGATTTCATCGTCCGCTTCTTGTCCTTCAACAATGGTGGCTCCAAGTCTTTGGAGATAGCCTCGGAGGGCTTCGTAGTGTTTTGGTCTTGGGGCATCTTTTCTGTTTCCTTTATACGGGGCTGTCTTTGCCACCATATGTCGAAAATTCCCCTTTCCTGTGAGGTAGGCTTTGTAGTCATCGCAGTTTAGTTCTGTAAAAACTATTTCCAGGATTAGTTCCTTAGCTCTGGCGAAACAGATCTCCTCTGTCTCATCCTCAGACGCAAATGCGACCCTGTATACGATCACATCTGCGTCCAAGAGAGCTACTTTAGGAAGCTCAGAGGATGTCATCATCCCCTTCTTTAGCGTCAGGCACATAGGTCTTAACCTCGGTTACCTTCAGCTTCTGAATGCTCGGAGAATTACCATATTTAGCGCTGGCTTTGTGGGCATAAGAGCCTACGATAGCCTCGCACTTGGAACCGTTACCGAGGACATCAACAGGCACAGGGTTGCCATTCTCATCGACAGGCCCAAACAAGTACTTGCTTTTGCCGACAATGTAGTTGCCCATCGAATCCTTGTACTTGACGCGAATGCCTAGCTTTGTCAGCTTGGCAACATCCGTATCAGACAGCATACCGATAGTACACTCGTAACGGTCATTATCATCGTTAAAAGCTTTATTGAACTCAGCCATCCATTTATTCCAGAATAGCTCTCCAGAGATTTTAACAGGTTTCAGATCACTCATTTTCAATTCCTTTGAAAGTTAATAAAATGTCTGTCTTTCCAGACTGTCAATTCAGAAACTTTGGCGGTGTTAAGTCCTCCACCAAAGTCTCCAGATGCTCTAGTGCTGCCGTCAAAACAACATAGATTTGCAATACATCTAGGTTGCTTGTGTGCATCAACGAAAAAGAATCCTCTTTTATGTCAATAACAATGCGAGAATCAAAATCTTGTTCAGTTGTTTTCAAGATAGGTTCCCCACTGATCTGCCATTGCAGCGGCAATTCCACTGTATGTTCTACTGCGTTCTTTCCAGCGATCAGGGCTAGGAGCCATCATGTGTACTCTTGGTTGTCTTCCTTCAACAATGTTCGTAGGCTCCAACTTTGGCAGATTCTTCAGCCAAAGACAAGTAGCTTTAGTCTCCCCATGCCCGAACTGCCAAGGCTGAATGATCTGATCAGGCTTCCTGATGTGGGTGCTTAAGATGCTTACCGGATTCTCTAATGCGATCTTGGAAATATTTGCTGACCACAAAGCTTTGGCAAACCATAGCGCGTTCTTCTGTTCTTCTTGCTTGTCCTTAAACCATCTAGCACCCGACACAGCAAGATGCGTACAGGGCGGGTGAGCAATCATTAGATCCCACTGCTGGCCCATTATGTAGGCTGCCAGTACATCGCCATGATAGTGGAACTCTGACCCGTCTTCAGCAGGAAGAAGATCACAACTCCAGGCATCAAAGCCTTTAGCGCGAAAAGCAGAGCGCACCGCACCGCTGTATTCGCAAGCAACCAAAACGCGCTTAGTGTGTTTCACGCCAATTTCTACCAATTTTGTATTCTCCATCTAAGGGACACCGTAGCTTAAAAAAGACCCCTGCTTCCACGATGCTCATTTTAGCAGCTTTTCCAGCCTCGTCTGCCAACGCTTCAGGAACCTCGAACTGGAACTCATCGTGGACATTGGCGACTAGCTTTACAGGCCACTTGTTAGCCTTGATTTTATCATAAAAAAGCACTAGCGCCTTTTTCATCACGATTGCGCCTGCGCCCTGAAGTAAGCTATTGAGCGCCGCATGGTCAGAGCGAACCCAAATCTTGCGACCATCAAGCCCCGGTACATAGCCCTTGGACGCATAAACGGATACTTTAGAGCGTAAAGACTTGAGCGCGGGAGTCCCTTCAAGAAAGGAAGCGATAAGTCTTTCACCAGTGGCACTATTGCCACCGACAATCGAGCCAATCTTCGATGGCCCCGCCCCATAGAGGAACGCATAGATGAATGTCTTCGCCTGATCCCTTGTTTGTAGGCCAGCAGCTTGCTGGTTTTTCGTATGGACATCCGTTCCATCTTTCGAGTTTCCCTCAACGACCGTTTTGACATAATCTTTGTCCTTCATGTAATGAGCAAGCATACGAAGCTCAAGACCGCTAGCGTCACAACCAACAAGTACATTACCATCTTCTACCGTCCAACATTGTCTGCACTCTGGGCCATACAAGCTACCTGCGTTAGGTATCTGTGCCATGTTAGGCTTAGAGTGCGTCATACGGCCTGTTACAGCCCCATTGGTGATCACCTTACCGTGAACCCTATCATCGCTTCCTAGCGCCTCTAACCAGGATTCTATCTGAGCGATACGCTTTTGTAGCAGCAGGTACTCAGCGATCACCTTAGCCTCTGGAATGCTCAAATCCATCAGTACAACTTCATCAACGATGGGCTGATTATTCTCAGTAAACTTCTTAGGCTTCCACCCTAGCTCTTGGAGTTTTTCTCCGATCTGCTTTCTACTTCCTGGATTAAAGGAAACAACTTCGTCTTTGAGTCGCTTTCCTGTTTTCTCGGAGTATCTTTCCAGAATTCTCGGAGGCCAGCGTTCCTGCATTCGTTCATATATTCCTGCCATTTTTGTCTTGAGGTCAGTAAGTAGCACGGTTGCATAGGGTACATCCAGTTTAAATCCGTTACGCTCCTGTTGAGCTATGATAGCCGCCACCTGATGCTCCAGCTTTACAGAATCCTCGGAGAAGCCTTCTGCGATCAGCCTGTTGCTAACCAGTGTGTAGGTCTTTTCTAGAACATCAACATCGCGTATACAATAAGTCTCTAGCAAGCTATCAAAGGGACTGTCGTAGCACTCACCGATGTAGTCTTCTTTACGATCCATCATCCATTGCCAGATTTTCTTGTAATCAATTTTTTGTGTACCTAGCTGCTTTCCGTAGCTTTCCAAGCTGTGCCCGTTCTCTTTCGTTGGCTCTAATAGCCGACTTGCTACTAATGTGTCGAATACCTTCCTCAAGGGAATCTTCGTCATCCATAACCTGTTTAACAGATAGAAATCGAACGCAATCCCATTGTGAGCTATCAGGAGTGTAGCCTTGCTTAGATAGTCGTTTAGGCCACTTGGATTTTTCCATACTTTAATTTCTCCGCTATCAAGGTCTTTAGTCACGCACAGGTGAATCCGGTTGTGTGCCAGATTCGTTTCTATGTCCAGTGCAATTTTCATGGTGTTCTTTCAGTTCCTCGTACTGATGGATAAGAGTTTGATACTTGTCCTGCAACTCGAAATACCTATCTTCCAAGTTAAGCAGCCTGCCAATTAGTTGATCAAGATCTATCACGATTGTACCGCAAGATAAAGACCAACATTTCCAAGAGCGTACCCAAAGAAAGCAATAGAGTGCCCACTGTCTCCTTTAAGCCACAGATCTACTCCGACCACGGCATACACGATACCGATAATTGCAATCAACCAAGAACTCATATTTCTTTTTCCTTTGCTTCTTTTTTTCTGTTCCT